AAAATCAGTAACAGAATCTAATTCTTCTAAGGAACTAAGAACAAGCCCATTGACCTCATCACTAAAAAAGCAATCAACTTTAGTTCCTGCAAATGGTGGGCTGTCTGTATCTTCTCTATCTGTTAATACTATTAATTTGGGAAAAATATCAGGTTCAGTCTGTATTAAAATTACAGAGGCATCCCCACTGCTCAACCTTCCGCCGTCATCTTGAAATTTTAAAATATAAGTACCATTAACAATATTAGGAACTATTGTTTCATTTACATTTCCACTAAGAGCTGGTAAAACATCAACTGCATTTGTAAAAGTTGCGCCACTTGTTAGATTTGAACTTCTAATTACAACGTTTCCACCGTGTAAAACATCAACATCAGTTGACTTGTCAAACCGTAATCTTACAAATTG